ACGAATAAAATGCAGCAATGGAAAGAAGATAATTTCGTCGATGGTGAACCACCGAAGAGCGGCCAGTACTTTGTGACGAACGACAAGTTCAAGGTCGAGGCCGTTGCCCCTCAACTCAATGCTGCCGATACGGCCACGATGTCAACGATGATCGGCAAGATGATCTTCAGTGGCAGCGGGTTCCCTAACTTCTATTTCGGGGAAGGGGAAAACACAAACGTCGCGACTGCCAGGGAGATCGCGATTCCGACGACGTGGAAATTGAAAGCGAATCAAAGAGAATTTGCCGCAATGTGCTGCACGTTCATTGGATTCATCATGCAGGTGGCAGCGGAACATGGAATGGTAAACCAAGTTGCGGTTGCTGCTGCGAAGAAACAAAAAGCGCAGCCGAATTATGAATCGCAACCCGAGGATGCCGCGAATTATTTTGTGCGCGAAGTACAGTGGAAGATCACGCCGAATGAGATTTATCCGAAGGATATGACCCAGGGCGCAAGCGTGTACGGGCAGATCACGTCATCCACAATTTCCGCGCGAAGCAACAAACTCATTTCGCACAAACACGCATACCAGGCGATGGCGGTAGCATTGCGTGAGATCGGCGTAAACGTGACCGCAAAAGAAGTACAGCAGTGCATCGAGGATGAGTCAGAGCAGGACGAACTCGATGGAAAAGTGAAGGGAATGTTCAACGGGAATGGAATGAATGGTAACATGAAACCTGATCCGGTCTTGAAAGACACATACTCCGCACTCTTGAGACAGTCCCAGAAATATTATGCCCGCAAACCCAAGAAGAATAATCGCCGCGGCCAATAAGTTGGCCGACGGACAAGCTAAGAAAGTTCTCAGCTATCTTGAGCGGCAACACGCGGAGCTAACGCGCCTGCTCGTTTCGGAGTTGGGGACGAAGTGGGATAAGATTGCATGGGAGCGGGTGCGGCAAGCGGTGTATCAAAAAATCGCGCAGATCAATGCCGATTTGATGCGCCGGTCGGCGGATATGATTGCGGCAGCGGGATTGAAAGGGCAGCAAGCAGCACGGGCACAGATAGAAGTCGTGGGGCGAATCGGCATCTCACCGGAAACAATTCTCAGCAATCCATTTATCCGCACGGCGATGGAGCAACGCGCGACTCTTGTTACGGCAATCACCGAAGAGATACGCGCGAAGATTGATGCGGCAATCGACCGAGGCCTACAAGGTCTCGATGCCGGCATACAGGTCATAAACCAAATCGCGGACATCAAGGGGCTTGGTGAAAGCGTATTTGGCACGGTGAAGAATAGAGCAGAGGTGATTTTCAGGAATGAAACGTCGCGCGTGTTGAATGAGACGAACATCACAGAGACGAAAGAGCTTGTCGAACAGAATCCTGAGCTTTACGAAAAATACTGGCTTGGTACGAATGATGATCGCATACGCGAGACGCATTTGGAAATCTGGAGAAAAACCGATCCAGCGCAAGGTGGAACGCCGATTCCGGTTGATGATGACTTTGAATTGAGCGACGGGGATGTAGCGTACGGTCCTCATGATCCACGCCTGGCGCCGGAAAATCAAATCCAATGCAGGTGCAGATTGATCGTGCAGCAGAAAACTTCTTGACTCATTCGTCAAAGTTCATGATATTAGCCCAATCAAGGAGATCAAAATGGCAAAGACACAAGTGATTTTACCGGATCAAATCCTGATCGAGAAAAAAGACCGGCGTGATCATGATGGGACGGTAGAGGAACTGCGAAAAGCAATGAGTGAATTTCAAGTGCTCGCAGAGGCAAAGCGCCAGGAGGAAGTCGAGAATGTATATAAGCATCTCGGCGTACAATGGGACAGAAAGCCGGAGATTGAGAAACGCGCAGAGGCAGAGCGCAAAGTGAAGCAAGTACCGGCGTTGAATGAGAAGAGTGTCTTCTCCTCAACGCTGAAGCAAGATCATGCGGGGCACAAATGGGTACTCGGTATCGTACTCAACGACACGACAATGGGACAGCGCAAGTTCTACTACCCGGTCGACCGGCGCGAAGATGGTACGCCGCTGAGTTCAAAAGAGCCGCTGAAACAACCTTCCGCAGAAAAAATCGAAAAGAAAAAGTAGATCGACATGCTCAAGCGTGAACAAGGAAAGTTCTGCCTTTATTCTCGTGATGGGAATAAAAAGCTCGGGTGCTTCAATACAGAAGATGAGGCGATGAAGCATGAAGCGCGAGTGAAAGCTATCGTCGCCATGCGGCAGAGTTCGCGAAGCGTCACGCTTGATATGTCCAAGATGCCAGAAGCCGCGCGCCGGGAAGAAACGCGGCTTGACGTTCTTGTTGATGATGAGCAATGGACATTCGCAGTTGCGTTTGAGGAAAATCCCGATGAAGTGATTGCGAAGGCCGCGAGGTTCAGCGTGGTCGAAGGGCGATTCGGCGCACCGATACAGTTCACTGGCAAAGAGTGGGAAGTCTGCATAATCAAAGAGGGCATATCGAAGGCGAGCGAAGGCAATCCGCCATTGAACTGGACGGAAACGGCGTTGAACGATCCAGGGTTGCATCGTGCGCTTGAGGGAACGCGCGTAAGCACGTATAGGTATGGCCAGCGATTCGATCACGCGCCGCTCGATATGGTCAACAACGGATTGGCTACAAAGTTGTTTGATAATTTTTCCGGTGTATTGCGCAATGTCAGGTTTGGAGAATTTACAGACCCGACGACAGGAAAGCCAGCGCGAGGCGTTATCGGAGTATTGCACGTAGTGGATGATGCGATCCGGCAAAAGATGAAGTCCGCATGGGATGCAGGATCGAGGGCATTAGGGTTGAGCGTGGATGGAGACTTCGACGTAAATTTAATCACAAGAGCGATCAACAAAGTCTTGAAGTTAAAAGAGACCACGCTCGTTACCTATCCCGCCGCGGGCGGCAATGTGCTTGCCCTACGCGCATCGCAAGGAGGCTACACAATGTATGAAAAACTGCTGGCGTTGCTGAAAGAAAAGCAACCGGCTTTGTTCGCGCGACTCAATACGGCGAAAGATGACGAGCGCGAGAAGATCATGGATGAAGTCATCGGCGAGTTGGTCAAGCTCGGCGACGCCGGGGCCGAAGCCTTGAAAGAGGCGAAGGGTCTCAAAGAAAAACAAGAGGCCGATGACAAGGCCGCGAAGGAAGTTGCGGATAAGAAAAGTGCTGATGAGCTTGCGGCAAAAGAGCTTGCAGCGAAGAGCAACACGGAAAAGAAAGCCATTGCCGACACTGAGAAGCTGGTCGATACGGTGCTATTGAATGCGCCGAATCTTCCCGAGGCCGTCAAAACGGAGGTTCGCGCGTCATTCAAGGATCGGACGGCGACTCCGTTGGAAGTTGTGCAACTTGTCGGCAGTTTTCAGAAGATCGCAGCGGGCACATCGCTTCGACAATCGAATCTTCCGCTTGGACAAAGCAGCGACGACGTGCAGATGCACGATGCCGAGATGGACAAGTATATCAAGGGCTTGACCGGCATGCTACTTGGCCGCGACATGGAAGGCGTGAAGCGTTTCGACTCGCTGCATCATTCCTATGGCGTGATCACCGGGCGATTCAGTTCGGCGCGCGAGATGGGCGAAGCGATTATGGAATCGTTCCATCCCTGCTTGCCGCCCGCCGGCTATATGAAGCCGATCAAGGATTGGCACGAAGAGGTTGCAAGCCGCAAGATGTCGATGGCTGGAAGTGCAGTTGCCGTTCGCCAGTCAACCTTGATCTCGACGACCTACACTACGGCGATGGGCAATGCGATGAATACCTACATCGCACAGCTTTACAAAGATCATGCGCTGCAAGACTGGCGCAAGGTCGCGCGCGTTGGAAATGCGAAGGACTTCAAATCGCAAATCCATACACGAATCGGAGGCTACGCCAATCTCCCGCAAGTGGCCGAGAATGCACCCTATCCAATCTCAGCGCATCCCGCAGAAGAAAGCGTGAATTGGACTGTTGCAACCTACGGCGAACTGGATTTCTTCACGCGCCGCGCGTTCATCAACGACAATCTCCAGGTACTCCGCGACATCCCGAAAAAGAAAATCAAGGCGGCGTACCAGACGCTGTACGATTTCGCTTTCGGTTTCATCATCACGCCGGGCACGTGGTCGCCGGATTCGACAGACATTCATCATGCCAATCATGGGAATTTGGGTTCGACGGCGATTGCTACCGGCCTGCCCGGAGTTATCCTGCTATTCAGAGATCAAACGGAACCGGGAAGCGGCAAGCCACTCGCGCTTGTTCCGAAAGTACTCGTCATCCCGAACGAGCTTGAGCAGACGGCATTTGAGAAAACCAGTGATCCTCTTTCGTCTCATGCCGCGCGCACCGAGACCCTGCAAAACTGGCTCAGCAAGTACGGCTTTGAAGTCGTGCGTGTTCCCAATTGGACGGATGCAACGGATTATTTCGTCTGTTGCGATCCAAACCAAGAGGAGGTCCTGGAAATCTGTTTCCTCGGCGGAAAAGAGGATCCGGAATTCTTCATGCTCGACAAACCCGACAGCTACTACATGTTCACGTCGGATCAAATCGGCGCCAAGACCAGGT